AAATAATTATGGCAGTAGCAATTAACGGATTAAACCAAGCAAAAGAAATAGCAAAAACATGGGGAGGAGAGTGTTTATCTGTAGAATACCAAAATGTTGAGAAAAAATTATTATGGAAATGTCGCTGCGGAAATTTGTGGGAAGCAAGTTTGCATAAAATTAAATCCGGAAGACGCTGTCCGATATGTTCAAATAAAAAAAGAGGGATCCGTTTTACTTTAAAAGAGGCCCAAGATTTTGCAGTTTTTTTGGAGGAAAATGTTTAAGCATAGAATACTCCGGGGGGAAATTATAAGTAAATCTCTTGAACTTGATGGTTATAATAAAAATCTTGGGCTTGCGTTTGAATATAACGGCGAGCAACATTATAAAATGTCTTATTATTATTCTGATTTAACAGATTTGTTTTACAGAATAGAGCTCGATAAAATAAAAAAAGAGGCGTGTGAAAAACGAAAAGTAACATTAATTACAATTCCATACACAATTAGTAATAAATATTTATTTCATTATATTTGGGAGGAATGCGTAAAGGTGGGCTTTGAAAGTAAAATGCAAATGGAGTGGATATAATGGGGCGTCCGCGTATTCTTACAAAAGAAGAAGCTTATAGGCATAAGAAAGATTATACAAAAGAATGGGCAAGGCAAGCGTCTATAGAGGCGAGAGATATCGGCCTTCCTCCTAAACGTACCAGGGCGCAGGTTGGATTGATTTCTATTTGCAAAAACGACCTCTGTCTTTTTCTTCGTAAATTTATGCCTAATACCTTTACACTCCCTTTTTCTCAAGACCATTTGCGAATTATAAAAAAAATTCAAGACACTATTTTGGGTGGTGGATTATTTGCTTTAGCTATGCCTCGCGGATCAGGGAAAACAAGTATTATAGAAGGGGCTTGTTTATGGGCATTACTTTATGGGCACAGAAAATTTATAGCATTAATAGGAGCAGAACAATCACACGCTGAACAAATGCTAGCTAGCATCAAACAAGAGTTGGAAAATTCAGAGGAGCTTGAGATTTTTTACGATGTTACTTTTCCTATTAGAGCTTTAGAGGGACTTGCTAACAGAGCCCGCGGACAAACATACAAAGGCCATCGGACACAAATATTATGGACTACGGATCAAATAGTGCTTCCTTCTGTTAAAGATTCGTGTGCAAGCGAGGGAGTTGTAAGAGCTGTAGGGCTCACGTCTTCAAAAATTCGCGGAATGAAAAGAAAAAATTCTCTTGGTGAAAACATTCGTGTGGATTTTGCTATTATTGATGATCCGCAAGATGAAGAATCTGCAAAATCTCTTTTCCAAACAGAATCCCGCGAGCGAATTATAAAAGGGGCTGTTTTAGGATTAGCCGGGCCGGGAAAAAAAATTTCCGGGTTTTGTTTGTGTACCGTAATTCAAGAAAACGATTTATCTTCACGATTATTGAACCGGCAATCTCACCCTGATTGGTGTGGTGAAAAATGCAAAATGGTCGAAACCTTCCCTGTTAATATTTCGTTTTGGGAGCAATATAAAGGGATCAGAGAAGACTCGCTTAGATCATTAGGAAACATATCTAAAGCGACTGAATTTTATAAAAACAATCAAGAAATGATGGATTCAGGCGCAAAAGTTACCTGGGAGAGTAGATTTAACGTTGATGAAATCTCCGCAGTTCAAAACGCCATGAATTTATTATATTCTAACGAGCGATCTTTCTGGGCTGAGTACCAAAATGACCCTATGCCTGCTGTCGAGTACGACGAGGAAATGCTGAGCGCCGACGACATCGCTAGCAAGCTCAATAATCGTGCGAGATTCGAGATTCCTCAGAATTGCTCAAGTTTGACGGCAATGATTGATGTGCATAAGGATTTACTGTATTACTGCGTGGTTGCCTGGGAGAGCAACTTTAACGGTTATGTCCTGGACTATGGAACATATCCTCGGCAAGCTGCCGCATACTTTGCTTTAAATAACGCAAATCCTTCCATCTCTTCTTTATATCCTGGAAAATCGATGGAGGCCGCGCTTTATGCAGCTATAGACGCACTGTGCCAAGAGTTGTTGGCAAAAGAGTGGAAACAAGAAGGGGAGCAGCAGAGACAAATTTCGAGATGCCTGATAGACGCAAACTGGGCGCAGTCGACAGAATTGGTTTATCAATATTGTCGGCAATCCCCTTATTCATCGATCCTTATTCCTAGCCATGGGAAAGCGATTCGTGCGGGTAATCTCCCAATGGGGGATTGGCACAAACACCCTGGGGATAAGGTTGGGCTGAATTGGACCATCCCGGCACGTATAAAGCGCAGTATGAAAAGGATAATCTACGACACGAATTTCTGGAAATCATTTCTACAGGCCCGGCTAGCGGCATCTTTTGGGGAACTTGGGAACCTGTCTTTGTGGGGCAATACCCCAAAAACGCACCAACTTTTTTCTGAACATCTCGTCTCAGAATACAAAGTGAAAACAGAAGCCAGGGGGCGCATTGTTGAAGAATGGGAGCTTAAAGCGACAAGGCCAGATAATCACTGGCTCGACTGTCTTACTGGGTGCTGTGTGGCTGCGTCAGTCGAAGGGAGTGTGCTCGCAGCACAGGAAAACAGAAAAATAAAGAGGGAAAAAGTTAAACTTTCAGAGATAGCAAAAACGAATATACAGAAAGTTCAAGGCCATAACAGGATCAGGCTTTCAGACATACAAAAGATGAAAAAATGACCAACTTAGAAATATTAAAATTGAGAAAGAAACAATATATGAATTATAGAGAAGATAAAACACAATTCGAAGAAGTTCGTTATTTTGAAAAGATGAGCAATAAGGAAGCCAGAGAATTGACGAACTTAACAGGAACAATAAATAAAGAACCTTTCCAGCGGCTACCTCGCGGATGTGTTTTATTTTGTTCTGCATCAGGCGAAAAAACATGTGGATTATGGAAGGTAACTTATAGATTTAAAGTATTCCCAGTTAGCAGGGAAGGCTCTTATCTTTTTTCAGATTTTCAAAAGTTAGGTTTAGGTGACAAATGATTTCGATAAATGCTGAAACAAAAATTGAATTCGAAGTAATCACGGGTGATTACGAAAATTTTAAAAGGAACATGTATATTCATTTAAACAATGACTGGAAAACAGTTGGGGGGATAAATGTCTATATCGAAAATGGAGTAACGATGTATGCTATGGCTATTGCGAGAATGGTCGAAGGGCAATTTGGGAAGCCAAGTTAAAATTTGTTTAGTGGAGAGAGAATAGTCTATGACAGCTATCAACAAATATTTTCGGTTTAAAATAGGGCAGATAATTCACGTTTATGGTGACTCAGGGGAAAGTAGGACGTGAACGATTAGAAACAAATCTCTCGTTTGTTGCTGGAATAATTCGAGTTTATTGTTTAGGAAATTCATTTTGTGCTGAATATCTTAGCAATACAAACGAAACTATTTCATGCATTGGGGAGGGTGACAGAATCGAAACCGCATTGAATGCTTTATATGAAAATTTTGTTGATAGGGAGGGAGACAAAAATGCAGAATAACAACAGCGGAAAAGCGTATACCAACAGCCTGGTTCTCTCGTTCATTAAGGCCAGGCACGATCGCAATCAAACCCAAGAGCAGGTTGCCGCAACAATGGGGATCCCTCGACATGTACTCGCTGATGCTGAGTCTATGCGTATTCACCCATCAGCGAACACGTGCATCAAAATGATACAATACATCACGTCTGGAACTCTCTCGATTTCTCACTCCACAAAATAACCGCATTCTTCAATAATCCACGCCACTTTTCCACTTCAATATTCCACAATCCCTCTCTGCCTCTTGTTTTTCTGTACATTATTTTATAGTCTAATCTATTGAGCGTTAAAAACTTATACCTAATTTGATTGCAGCCTTGATCTTAAAACGCTCAAAAATGATAACTGCGTGAGCCCTGGTAGATTCTCCATTAAAAAATAATTATTATTTATTACAGGGCTCACGAGAGGAGACTATATGAGTGACGAAATAACTACGGCAATAACAGATAGCGCAAAAGGCCCGAAACGGGTGAAAGACCAGCAAATTGAGGTAGAACAACACAGTTTATATGAACAAATTGCTGTCGATAAATACATTGCGGGGAAAACGGCACAAACAAAAGCTCATCGCGGGTTGAAAATTAGTAAAGGGGTTGCTCCATCGTCAAAGTAAAGTTTGTAAGCTTCTAAGTGTAGCCGAGAGAAATAAATATAGAAATACTAAATATGGAAATACTAATATCTCCTCCAAAAAATAAGCCTCGAAAGACGATTCTTTCTCAGACAAACCCGCTCGCTAATTCCCGACAATACATCAAAGCCAAATACGATGCAGCCCAAACCACGGACGATAATATTAAGCATTGGGCTGAATCCGATAGTTGCTCACCGGATTACGCAAACTCTCCTTGTATTCGTGATGTTTTACGTCGTCGCGCAAGGTACGAAGTCGCTAACAACTGTTACGCGAAAGGCATGGTCAAAACTCTTGCAGATGACGTTATTGGTACTGGCCCTCGGCTCCAAATGCACACTGATAATCCAGAATTGAATGCACAAATTGAAAAAGATTTTACCTCCTGGTCAAGAAAAATTAAATTCGCAAAAAAACTCAGAACAATGCGAAAAGCGCGGTGTGTTGACGGAGAGGCGTTTGCTATCTTGTTTACGAATCCAAAAATAAAACATGCAGTTAAACTTGATTTAAAGTTGGTCGAGGCCGAGAGAGTATGCGATCCTTATATCAACACCACGGCAGACCCTTTAAATATTGACGGAATCGTTTTAGACGAATTCGGAAACCCGACAAAATATTATGTTTTAAATTATCATCCCGGAGACGGCTGGTATTTTTCGTCAAAAATAGACGACTACACCCCTGTCAATGCCGAGTCGGTAATTCACACTTTCGTACAGGATAGACCAGAACAACATCGGGGAGTATCAGAGATTCTTCCAGCTCTTCCACTCCTCCCATATACCCGAAGGTTTACACTTGCGACAGTTTCAGCAGCAGAGGCGGCAGCCTGTCAAGGGGGAATACTTTATAGTGACGCCCCTCCCTCCACGGACGAAGACGTACAGCCCGAAGCCATGGACAAAATTTATCTCGAACGGAATTTGTTTACGACCGTGCCAGGGGGATGGAAGCTCGGACAACTAAAAGCAGAGCACCCGAATGCACAATATTCTGAGTTTAAACGTGAACAAATATCGGAAACGGCACGCCCATTATCTATGCCTCTCAATGTCGCTGCTTGTGATAGCAGCAGGTACAACTACGCTTCGGGCCGTCTCGACCATCAGATTTACAATAACTCGAACAAGATTGACCAAGATGATACTGAAATTGACGTACTCGATAGGGTTTTAGAAGCATTTTTCAACGAGTATATGTACACAAACACAGGCGTTTTTGATATTGATATTGAAGATCATGAATGGCATTGGCCTGGCAAAGGAGATATTGACCCAGAGACGGAGGCAAAAGCGGCCGAAATTAGACTTAGGACAATGACAAGATCGTACGCTGCTGAATATGCCTCGCAAGGCAAGGATTGGGAGACAGAATTTCAACAGATAGCAAACGAAAAAAACAGAATGAAAGAGCTGGGGATAACAGTAGAAGACGTCACAAATCAACGGAATAAGGTAATTAATCAAGCAAAAGAAGGGGTTTGAGGATGGCAAAAACAAGTGGAATGGCATACGGGGGAGGGAAATTGAAGCAATGGTGGTCAGAATACCCTCTTATTATTGACCTTGAATCTTTACGCTTTGCGTCGCAAATTCCTCTTTTGCTCGACCACTTTGTATCAACTGATTCCAGAGCTGGCATTGTTACAGCAAAAATTTTGGCCGGAAAAGTCTATATTGACGGTGAAATATTATCTGAGAGCGAAAAAGTAAAGGATGTAAAGTTACAGGCTAGCAAAAAGAATGGAGAGTGGCAGCTTTCCGTAAGGACAGACATAAACGATGTGCCAGAGTTGGTGAAGGAAGGGATTCGGAGAATAAACAATCAGGATCACCAGGCACCTTTTTATCATGTTAGAAACGCTCTACTGCGTGAGGTTTCTATAACCCCTCTTGGGGTAGACGGCGAGACACGCCTTACAATCACGGCATCAGAAAAAAACAAAGATACCGCGAACCAGAATTTATTTAACAGTCTTTTTTTTAGTTTCAGCGGAGAAATAAATATGGCTGATGACAACAAAACAAACACTCAACCTGCTCCGACTTCAACACCAATTCCTCAACCACAGCTGCCTCAACACGATGATAGCGCTGTGATAGCGAAGGCGAAAGAAGAAGAGCGGGCAAGGGTGATCGAGATAAAAAAGCTCTGTACAGATTATCCAGACATTGAGGCTTCTGCAATATCCGAAGGTTGGAATACTGAAAAAACGGCAAAGACCGTGCTTGCAAAAATCAGAGATGACCGGGCAAATGTCAGCAAGATTCACGCCCCAAATATTGTATCCCCGATTGGGAATTCATGGCAAGAATTGCAATCTGGAATTACTGCGTCTCTGTGTCTACAAGCAAGCGTTCCAGGTGAATCATTGCACAGAAAATATGGCGACAAAGTAATGGAATTCGCCGACAAACACAGAAATATCTCGCTTAGAGAAATCTGTATTATTTGTGCAAAAAACGAAGGGAAAAATGTTTTCGAGTACGGTTTTGGAAATGAACAGATTGTAGCTGCATTTTCAACAGTAAGTTTACCTGGAATCCTTTCAAATGTAGCCGAGAAGGCGCTCATGATGGCGTTCGGGGCTGTCCCTGGAATTGCTCGTATACTCTGTACAAAAGGCAGTCTGAGCAATTTTAAGACAAGCGAACGGTACAGGCTGAACATCAACGGAGACCTCGAGCAGGTTGCTCCCGACGGACAACTTAAAGACGCAACCGCAGCCGAAGATAAGGCAACAAATAAACTCGAAACGTACGGGAAGGCGTTTTCTCTAACTCGGCAAATGATCATCAACGATGATCTCGGCGCTTTTCTCGCTATCCCTCGCCAGCTCGGAGCAAAAGCCGGGTACAAGGTCGAGGATCTTTTTTTCTCTCATCTTCTTGGCCATGCGCAAGGCCCAACAATGGAAGATAATGTCAGGCTTTTTCACGCCGCTTCGCACTTAAACTATCAGACAGGCGTAAGCACAGCTTTGGGATACCAATCTTTTGCAAACGCAATTCAGTATTTTTTGCAACAAAAACAGCCTGACACAAAATCTATGAACGTACCTCCAAGGTTTCTTGTAGTCCCAACAGAGCTTTACATGTTGGCCTTACAATTAACCAAAGGAAATGTGTTGATTGCGAAGGGGTTTGACCCTAGCGCTGATTTCCAGGCAAACTTAAATCCCGCAAGCGAAATGGGCATTACAGCAGTCCAAAGCGCAAACTTTTCAAATAGTAACTATACAGGTTATTCCACAAAGGCGTGGTATCTGTGGGGTGATCCACGAATGATTGAAACAATCGAGATAGGGTATCTCGACGGACGTGAAACCCCGACGCTTGCAGAGGGGAAGCCAGACTGGAGAACACTCGGTTATTATTTCATTATTTTCTTTGATTGTGGCGTTAGAGTACAGGAGTACAGGGGCCTCCAGAAAAACAAAGGCGAAGCCTAGAATCTTTATTTAGAAAATTAAACAAAAGTAAATTTTGATAAGGATAAAAGTGTATGACAAAAGAATTAACTTATGTACAGCAGGGGTGGGATATTGATTATACTCCTGGGAGTGCTGTAGATGCCGGCGATTTGGTGTCGCAGGGGTATTTACATGCCGTAACGCATTTGGACATTGCCGCGAGCGCACTCGGAGCCGTGCATATCCAAAACCTTTATGATTGCCTCAAGGAGGCCACGACAGACACTTATACCGCTGGGGATCTTGTGTATTGGGATGCGACGAATGCATACGCAACCAAGACCCCAACAAATCGTTTTCTTGGGATTTGCGTTTTGGCAGCCACAGCCACAGCGACAACCGTCCGTATTCTTCTTTTTCCGACCTTTCCCCCAATGACTTACGTTTCGGAGACGTTTGCTCGGGCTGCATTTACCGATGGCCTTGGCACATCAGGATATGTTGATTGTGCGACGGCAAATAAATTGCCAGCCAAATGCGTTCCGTTAGGATGGATAATCGTTGTCGGGACAGGATTTACAGGAGACACGACCGCCGTTGTTCAAGTCGGAGTTTCTGGAACTACCGATAAATTTTCAATCGTAACGACTGAGTCCGTGCTTGCAGCGGGCACGATTGGTTGTTTTCCTGGAAAAGCTGCGACAAACATGTTTATTGCCTCCGCTACAACGTGGCGTGTGACTGTCACAGGGGCAGCCGATTTTACATCAATAAGTGCAGGAAGCCTTACAGTATATCTATTCTATCGACCTGTTGGTGTTCCAATTTAGGATAAAAACATGACTGACTTATTCTCGATAGGTTCGACCTGGTTAGAAACTCAAAGATTGTCTCATTTAGTACAGACTGTCGATTATGTTGCAGGGGATACGACATATAGTAGTATCTCCGCGACCCGCAGTTTAACAAGGGTGAAGGGGCTCGATGCGTACGGGAGAGTTATTTATATCGTACTTTTTGATTTTCTCGTAAAGGCATCGAGCATCATAACGCCGGCCTCTGGGCATAGGATTACTGATGGGACACAAACTTTTGAGGTTCTAGCAATGGGGGAAACTGGGCGTTGTTGGGAATGGTCAGATTACAACAAACTGGTGTATAGAATACATACAAAGGAAATTATATAAATGGCCTTATCTCTTTTAGTCGCAGATGCTGTAGTAGATGAAATAAATTCGCAGCTATGGAGTTATGGGATTTCATCAGCGACTAGGGATTTTAGGCCGGTTTCAGGGCTAAAAGACCTCGAAGATCAAAAGATTACAGTGATCCCAACAGGGGTCAAAAGTGAAAAAATGACGCGGGGTGTCATTGACAACGAGGTTGAGGTCCAAATTGGAATACAAAAAAAATTCGATGAAGAGGATGAGTGTGATGATTTAACGGAGTTACTTGAAGAAATCGCTGGTTATTTTTTAGGAAAAACTTTAACGACATATTCATCAGCAATTTGCCTGAAATCTCAAATTGATCCTCTTTTTTCTCCTGAGCATGTTGACGCATTAAGGACATTTACTGGGGTTATAACATTAACTTTTAAGGTTCCACAAAATGGTTGAATTGCAGATAAAAGTTAAAACGAAAATCGATTATAACGACCTCAATAGACGCATAAAAACAGGGAGTCTGAATGCGTTGGGGCATGCTGGGGGAATAATTAGAAAAACGGCTCAAAGATCGATTCAACAAAGAAAAGATAAGACAATTTTTTCAATGCCTGGGCAACCACCATTTACACATGCTGGTAATC